AAAGACTACGGCAAGCAAATCCAAGCGCTTCTCAACACACACGGACGCGGTCAGCACCTCAAGCTCGACGGCTATGTCGGCCCCGTGACCGTCGAAGCTGCCGCCTCCACGCTCCAAGCTCCCCGCTCCACGCTCCCTGCTTCCTCATGATCCCAAAGAACCGACCACAACAAAAGCGGATCGACACTGAGCGCCAGCTAAAGAGCGCCGGTGTCAGTGATCCGGTTTGTCTGGTCGGTATTCGCGGCTATTACCGCGATTCGATGGGGGCGAAGGGCCGACAGGACCGTGGAATCTATGACGACGCCATCATCCTTGTCTCGCCCAATGCCCACGTTGCCTTCAACGCCAATGTCGATCCGGCCAATTACGGCATCAATCCCAAGGTTCGCAAAGGATACGCCAGCCTCAAGCAAGGTGTCTGGCGCTACAAGCTGGGCAAGCACGGCATTCGGAGCGGCAACCCTTACAGGGCTTTGGTGCAAGGCGGTCCAGTCACCGTCAGCCGCGACGGCGGGCAAGAAGAGACCGGATGGTTTGGCATCAACATCCACAAGGGAAGCAACCGAAGCGTGAGCAGCGAGGGCTGCCAGACGATCCCGCCTGCGCAATGGCCGGCCTTCATTGCGCTCGTTGAGACTGAACTTAAACGCAACAACGCCAAGACCGTCAGCTACGTCCTCACCCAGCCGCGCCCCGACAAATGACCTGTCATGAGAACCCTCTTCTATTTTTTGACGGCAGACACTGGGTCACGGCCCGTCCGGTGTGCTGCCTGTGGGAAGGCGTCCTCATCGAAGTCCCGAGCGGTTTCAAGACTGACTTGGCTACTGTCCCCTTTCCGCTCACCGCAATCTCTCACCGCTACGGCCCCTACAACAGAGCGGTCATCATCCACGACTGGGTCTACGCAAAACTCGGCCACGTCGCCGATGGCATCCGCATGACCCGCAAAGAAGCCGACGACCTTATGTATAACCTCATGCTCGAAGACGGCACGCCCCGCTGGAAAGCCACGCTCATGTGGCTCGCCGTGCGGGCCAACCCGCAGGTGTGGAACCGCTTCTAACCCTCTCAACCCTCACCCCTCAACTCTCAACTAATCATGGCCAAAACAATCGACCAACTCACCGCACTCGGCGCAACACCGGACGACAGCGACAACCTCGTTATTGATGACAGCGGCGTGACCAAAAAAGTCACGGCCGCCCAACTCAAGGGTGACTGCGTTCGCTCGCAGAAAAACAATGCACTGAGCAGCACGGTCGGCACGCGCATCGGCACGGCGACCAACCAGCTCCTCGGATTCTGGAATGCCGCGCCGGTGGATCAACCGGCCGTGACGGCGGATCTGTTGGACAGCTTGCAAGAGGTCGGTTTGATTGCCTCTGGCGCTGAAGCCACGCCGCTGAATCTTGGCGGCGGCACGCTAACCTGCGGGTCGGCGGTGGCGACAGGGACGGCTGGCGTTGGCTACGCGACCGGCGCCGGCGGAACCGTGACGCAGGCAACCAGCCGGACCACGGCCGTCACTATCGACAAGACTTGCGGCAGCATCACGATGTTCAGCGCGGCAGGTTCGGCCACGGCGCAAACATTTACCGTCAACAACTCCACGGTTAGCGCCAGCGACGTTATTATTGTTAATCAGCGCAGCGGAACCAACCCATACGAGTTTGTCGTAACGGCCGTGGCCGCCGGCTCTTTCAATATCAACTTCCGCACAATTAGCGGCACGGCAACGGACGCTCCGGTCATCAACTTCGCCGTGATCAAGGCTGTCACCGCTTAATGGCATTAGAAAGTCCAGTGCAACGCGACGGTGATCGCGGATTTGTCGGGTTTGCCTCGCGCATGAACCCGCTGTCGTTGCCCGCCGGAATGTTGCAGGAGAGCGTGAACATGCGACTGGAGCGCGGGACGGCGCAGACGCGCAAGGGCGCCAAGCGGCTGGCCAGCGACATCTCGGTAAGCGGGACGCCGCTGACGGTGCCGTTTATTCTGGCGCCCGCGCCGAACGAGCCGATTGTCCGCGCGATTTACGATGGCGGCATCTTCGCCTCGGCGCTGATGCTGCTGCCGGAGGAAAACATCGGCACCGAGGCGGTGCTGCTGGCGGGGCCGGACAGCGTTTTCACCTACATCACAGACAGCGCACTCGACATCACATCGGCTGGCGCGGCGGCCGTGCTGGCCGTTAGCTCCACGGAGAACCTCATCACCGATACCAATGACGAGCTGCTGGTCATTGCGGTGAGGCCGCAAATCAACCTGCCGTCCCCGCCGGACGAGATCATCGAGCCGACTGACAAGGTTTCCATGTTGCAGGCGCATGACCGGCTTTATCTGTTCCGCGAAGCCGACCGCAATCAGGCCGGATGGGGCACTAATTTTACCAGCGGTGAAGGCATTGAGGTCGCGGGCACGGTGGCGACTGTCTATGTAGACGGCCACGGCTACGAGCCGGGCGCCCGCGTCCGCATCGAGGGCGGGTCAGCGGCGGCCTTCGACGGACACGAATACGACATCGCCTCGGTGATCGACGCTGACCGCTTTACGGTCACAGTGCCCAGCGGCACCCCAAACGCCGGTGCCAACACTCAGGTGCGCCGAACAAAGCCGCCTCTTTACTGGGACGGCGATCCCTCCAACGACTTTGTTCGCGCACCGGCCGGCGTTCCGGCTGAAGGCCCGACCTACAAGAAGATGCGGTCGGTTCCTTGGGCAACCTACATCAACAACCGGCTGATCCTGCCGGATGGGCGCCAAGGCGTGATGATATCGGACGTGCTCAACCCCGACCTATATGATCCCTTCTGGCAGTCGTTCCGCGTAGGTAAGGGCGGCAACGACTTTATCGTGGCGATCCACCCATGGGCGGATGGCAGCGTGCTCATCTTCTGCCGGAAGAGTATCTGGCTGGCCACACTGAACCAGACCTACGATGCGGACAATGGCGACAGCCTTGTGGCGCGGCTGGATGTTTTGACAGACGAGATCGGTTGCTCGGCACGGCGGACCATCGTGACGGCCGGCAACTTCGTCTACTTCTTGAGCGACAGCGGGGTCTACCGCCTTGATGCACGGCTGGACCTCAAACTGCGCGGAGACACCAAACCGCTCAGTGATCCCATCGCCGACAAGCTGGCTACGCTCAACGCGGATCTGGTGGCCGATGCGGTGGCGGTCTACCAAGATAACCGCTACTACTTAGCGGTGCCGCTGGCGGGCGATACGGACACGAACAACGGGGTCTTTATTTACAACCAGCTAACGGAGCAGTGGGAGTCGCAGGATTTATACGGCTTCGGCGCGAACAACTTTATCGTCGGCAATGTGGCGGGCGAGCGGCGCATTATGATCAGCAGCCGCGCCGGCTACCTGATGCTGCTCAATCACCGGGAGGATGGCGACGATAGTCCTGACGCTGGGGTGGATGTCGTGGCCTCCGTGCCGGGGCGCATCCGCACGCGGCGCTACGATTTCGGGGACATGCACAGCAAACGGTTTCTGCGCACCATCGCGGATGTGGTCATTCCGGCGGGCGCCACGCTGACGACCAAGATCAAGACGGTCAACCCTGACGTGGAGGACGACGCCATTGGCACGCTAACGGCGGCGACCCGCGAGGACTATAACGCCAAGTCGCCGGTGCGCTACAAAGCGCACGCGGCCGAAATCATTTACGAGACCAGCAACGGACGGCCGGAAATTCGAGGCGCCTCAATGGAGGCCAGCCCGAAGAGCCTTCCGCCGACTGAGACGCGGAATGCAGCTTAACAACTAAGAAACAAAATCATGGCAACACTCACGATCACCCCCATCAAAACCTTCGTTTCCGGCGAGACCGTCACGCCGACTAAACTCAACGAACTCAGCCAGAGCACCGTGGCGTTGACTGCTGGGACCATTGTGGACGCCGATGTGTCGGCGAGCGCGGCGATTGCGGCGAGCAAGTTGGCGGGCACGCTGGACTTGAGTAGCAAGACTGTGACGCTGCCGGATGCGGTTGTCGCACAAGCAAAGCTGGCCGCAAACGTGGCAGGCAATGGCCCAGCGTTTCGGGCGTATAAGACTACCACGCAAACCATAAGCCAGAGCGTCAACACAAAAGTGACGTTGGAAACCGAGAGCTTTGACACAAACAACAACTTTGCAAGCAGCAGATTTACTCCAACAGTTGCGGGATACTATCAAGTTAACGCAGCGGTCTATGTTGCCGCCACGGCAAATATACTATTGGCAATGATATATAAGAATGGAGCAGAGGTTTCTCGCGGGTCTTACTCCACAGCGGACGCCTATGTCTCTAATGTGTCGGATCTAATTTACATGAACGGATCTAGCGACTATATAGAATTGTTTGCCGCGCATTTTGATGCTAAAGGCTTCAGAGTTGTCGGAACAACCCAAACGTTTATGTCCGGCTTCCTCGCCAGAGCGGCCTAACGCATGACCCCATGGCAACGCGCAAAGCAATGGCACGACGACCACGTCACGGACGAAACCTTCGAGGAAACCCTCGGCTGGCACCTGTCGAACGGTGTGGTCTACGCCGCGCCGGACGCCTTCATGTTGGCGCATCCGGTATACTGGGATGGAGAGAAGATCAATGAAGGCGAAGCAAACGCATGGTTTATTGAGCTGGCCTCGGCCGACACGCCAGACGCCTTTGCTCGGTTCATGCGAACAGCGCCGCGACCGTTGCCATACGTCTTATGGTGCCGGCACAACAGTTTTGAAATCAAGGCCCATGACTGGGCGAAACTAAGCAAGAAAGTGAGGCTATAATTATGGGAGGTGGAGGAGGCAAAAAACAAAAGAAGCCGCAGGTAGAGCACCCTGCGCCCTTGGACGTTGAAGCAATCATGAAGGCCGGCAGCGAAGCCGCCGTGAAGCAGATCCAAGAGGAATACCGGCAACTCATCGCCAATTACCCCACGCTGGAAAACCTGTCGTTCGGCACGGTGAACCGCATCCGTGGACTGCTCAACAACCGAGAGACAAGAGACGCGCAGTCCGCCGTGCGCCGCGCCATGGCGTTGAGCCGACCGGAGGACGCAGAGCCTACGAGCATCGAGCAGCGCCTCTACGACGACACCGAGCGCGACTTGGCGCTTGGCCGTTCACTCTCACCGGAGCAGGAGCGTGCCGCGCAGCAATCCGCCCGCGGCGCCTTCGCCGCCCGCGGACTGGGCACGTCGATGGGATCAAGCGCCGCCGAGATCCTCAACCGTGACGCCATGGCAACTCAGCGAGAAGCCGAGCGGCGGGCGGCGGCGTCTCAGGCGAACAACATGATGATGGGCAATGTCATGAGTCGTCGCGGCATGATGGCCGACAACCTCTACGCCGGCGCCGGAAACTTGCTGGCGGTTGATCCGCAGAACCGCGCGCTGGGCATCGGGCTGCAAAGCGCCCAGAACCAGCAGGGCATGATGATGAACCAGATCGGCAGCGCGTTCGCTGGCGCCAACCAAATGGCGGGCAACGCGGCGAGCTTCAACTTCAACGCGCA